AGCGTGAGATTCTTTGGTGGAATTACAGGCTTAGTATTGTCAAATCCTGTAACTGTTAAAAAATACGCATCATGTAAACGAGTGTATTTAACACCGCCAGATGAAAAATCTTTTTCGCTTATATTTGTTCTTCTTACCCTTACTTCTTGTGCGCCATAAGGCACATCAAATGTCACATTGTATGTAAATGCTTTTTTAGAGATTGCATATTCTTCACCTGTATTACCTAGTAAAACATCATCACCACCAGCACGATCAATAGTACCTGCGGCAATGGTTGCCGTTAAGCCACTCATTGTAAGATTGCAACCAGTAATCGTATATGGAGATGCAGAACGACGATCAACAGTAGTATAGACATTCGATCCATAAAAACAGATTCTCCATATTTCAATTTCAGATGGAGGAATAGTAGGCAACCTTGCGTAGGTTAATGATAAAGGATCATATCCAATTCTAAAATTTTTCTGCCAAGTTAAAAGCCCACCAGATGGATTATTATTAACATCCGCAGTTAATGCGCCATTTCGTATTATTACTTTATTAAATGAATCAATAGAAATAATTGACCATCTAAAATATGGATCTGCTCTTCTACCATAAGGCCAGTGAGCTGTAGCTTTTGATAATTTAAGTTTAGATGAGACAACTGTATCGCGTACATCTTGCCATGCTGAAATAGGCAAGAGCGTATTATTGTCTAGTTGCCTAATCTGAACTTGACCTCTAAATGGAGCAACTGCTTCCTTACCTGCATTCTCCCCATCAAGAGTAATTCTCCGTAAACCTTCAGGGAAATGAAGATCAACTTTAACTTTGTTACATGGATCAGCAATTACTTTTTCTATAAATGCTGAAGCAATAACAGTATCGCAACTTACTGCGCCATCTGTGCCTGTCCATGGAATCGTAAATGTATCTGTGTCAACATAAGTTACTGTTGCTTCTATCAATACTGTGCCGCTTAAGTAAACTCTTACCTGCCATCCATTTGCAAACCCATGCGCTGCTGTTGTATTGATTGTGACTACATTACTTGTTCTTGTTGCTGAACTTACCGATGCAGACTTACATTCAAGCAAAAGATTAACTTGCTCTTGTGATGTATCTGTACCGTAAATCTTCTGAAACTTTGTAGCGTTATCAACTACACCATCATAGTCATTGATTGTGTCGTATTCAATTTCTTCTAATGTGTCTATCGGTACATCACCAACACGATAGTCATACACTTGCAAAGGAGCATATCCCCAACACAACAACATCTTGAGGTAACTTGTCGTAGCATTTGTCTCTACAAAATTGATTGCTGCCAGCGGTGGCGTATATTTGTATTGACCAAGAATTACAGGTATTGCTTCATACGGATAAGCGATATTGCTTCCAGCCTGTAATAGGTCTTGTCGTTTTACTGACAGATCAACGGTAGGAGTCTCTGGAATGCGAACTGGGAAAAGCGCATTGACCAACATATTCCCTGCTACAGTTAATGCAGCAGTTGCAGCTAATGCAGTCCATCCAGTTAATTGCGTATAAGTTGCTACTGCCCAAGGGGCAGCGACAGCAACAAAAATAAACCCAACAATTCTTAAGGCATCATCATCACCAGCTACAGCACGAAACTCTACTCGCGCTCCCTGATGTGGCTTTACTAACTCCCATTGATCTTTAGGAATTACTTTGCCATCAACCATCATCAATGCGTCATAAGGCATTGAAGTGGTTGTCTTTATATGATCCGCAATTTGTTTGATGTTCCAATCAGAAGGAACTAATCCGTCAATACGCTCATTGCGTAAAGGATGAATCAATCCACCAATGCTTGTGCTTTGTTCTTGTTGACGTTCTTTATATCTGCCATACGCAACAATACGATGTTTCCAAACGCCTGTAGTCAATCGCTCTACTGTAGCAGTTTGATTTCTCCTTACATGAAGAAACATCCCTGGACTTGTGACAACGCCAATATGAACTGGCTGGCCTTTGATTCTAAATAGGACAACATCACCAGAGCGAGGCTCAGTAACCTCTTGCCATCCTTCTTTATTAATGGCAATAATTTCTGCAATATGATCAACATCAGCCGCTTCGTATTCATCAACGAATGTCGGTAATGTGATATTGAATTGTTCTTTATAAATTAAGCGGACAAGACCCCAACAATCAGAGCCATCTTTATCTCTGCCTTTTTCCTTGTATGGAATACCAACATAATTATTCCACCAGTAATCCATCAGAAAAGCCCCGGAAAGTAGGAAGGTGTGAAAGTATGAGCAGGGAATGGCTCATTGACAAGCGAAGCAACGGTCAAGGTTGCAATGATTGAATCTGCATTGTATTGAATCCCACCAACCAAAAAATTAGGAAATGAAACTTCTACAGTATTCGGAGAAGTTTTCAAAACCAATTCAATCGTTGCATTCATTGTACTGGTCAAATTCCTAATTGTTGGTATTAGAAATCTAGTTACATCATTTATTCGTATTTGGCATTGTGGTATTTGATCAGAATCTTCAATTGGCAATGTCAGATTAAATGGCAGAAATAAATAATTATTTGATCTGCTAATTACTCCATAGGTAACTTCTGTATCTGTCTCAGAAATTCTTTGTGTGTAATTATCTGCAATGCGAACAGGAGGCGAAATACCTGTGCCAGTAAAAGTAATCAGCGTGATGAATGTATTGTCTGATTCTTGAGAAAGTAATGCAGCCTTAGCCGCTGCTGATAGAGAAGATAAGCGGCTCATGGAAGCACTTGTAAGGTCAAGGTGACGCGATATAAATCTTTGCTCTCATACCCTATCTGATACATTGCTTCGCCTTGTGGCACGATTCTGACCTCTTCCACGACACCTGTTCTTGGATGTGTATAGTTAAATCTTGCGATGCCAGATAGTGTGGTATAGACAAAAGTTTCTAATGTACCTACTTGCGTATCGGTAAGAATATAAGACACACGCAAAGTATCTGGCAGTAAACTTCTACGGCGCATCTTTGCAGGTCCAGCATCCATTGGAGTGATGAGAATATTCAGGTTCTTATCCTCTGAATAATCTGTCAATGGTCTCGCTGGCAATGTAGCAGGCCATGAATATGATGCTGCCATTATCTTCTCGCTAAAGCAGGTTTAATACCAAAGGTAGAACGTACAGACATATTTGCATCGCTGCCATTCCTTCTAATTTCCGATGCAACAACTTCGCCGATCTGCACATTAATTGCTCTGTTGCCGCGACTATCCTTTACTTCGCTTGTCTTAACTTGTGTTCCAGAATAATTATTGATGTTGACAGAAACATTACCACCGCCCATCGCATTATTCGGAATCATTGTGCCATTGCTAATTGGCTTAAACAATTCTGGTCCACGTTCGCCAACTAAGTAAGTTGAACTCGCATTAACCATCCCGCCGTTTGCTCGACCTGTAAATGCATAACTTGAGGACATGTTGTTTACAGGAGTGCTATTGGTTGTTATTCCTGCGCCACCAGTTTTACCAAAGTTAAAACTCATGTTGCCAATTGCACTTTCGATTGCATTAGCAAATGGATCAGTCAATGATTTACGAACGATGATTGCAAGAATGTCTTGTAGCAATCCTTTTAAGATGCTTTGAAAATCTTTAGCTTGCAGAATTGCTTGCTCAAAAGATGATGTTAATGTTTGACCCATTAATTTATAGGTCTGCTTTAGATCATCTGCGCCACGTTTTGTGTTGTAGATTTCGTCATGCTGTTTAATGAGTGCTTTACTGATACGATCATTGACTTCGGCTTCTTCATATCCAGCATCAATTAACTCTTGACGTAACCGCAACAAGTCCTCTTGCGATGCTGCAAATTGTTCATTCTGTGTATTTGTATCTGAGATCAATTGCTTATAGCGCTCTTGCAATTGATTCGATCTTTCTAGCTCTTTATTTTCTTCTTCTTTCCTAGCCTTCGCTTCGCTGATCATGGCGATATATTCATTCATCAAAGTAATTTCTTCTTGAGTCGCGCCAAGAGATTTTGCTTTGATAACAAGCAACTCATCTTCTGTCATGCCGAGCGAGTTGTAGCTTTGAATCAAATCTTGTAGAACTTGATTCAATTCTTCTTTCTTCTTTTTTTCTTCTTCGTAATTTTTAATGTAACTTATTTGTTGTTCAATACTTTTAATAATTTGCTGACTAGCACCAAGACGCTCTAATTCAATAACAGCTAACTCACCTTGAGTTTTTGTCAGTTCATTGTAGGATTTATTTTGTGCTTCAACAATTTGCTGAATTTTCTTTTCATTCTCTTGTTGCGCTACGAGTTCTTTTTTCTGAGCGATAAGACTTGTAATTTGATCTATCTGTTTTTGATTCGCACCAAAAGTCTTTGCATCAACAAGTAGCAAAGCCTCTTTACCTTTGACAAGTTCATCTATTTCCCTTGTCTGCTGTTTAATTAGATCAGCAAGTTTTTTTGCATTATCGGTAGCAGTCTTATCTGCTTCGCCTGTCATTTTTATTTGACGCTTCGGCGCAGCCGTTACTGGCTCATCTTTCTTAGGTGATCGCGCTTCTTGTAATGTCTTATAGTAAGTAAGTAACTTTTCTAATTCTTTTATCTCGTTACGCATTGTTGCGGCAGCACGAGGGTTTGATCTGCCTAATTTCTCAGCTTCTTCTTTTGCTTTTGTAATCTCTTTAGTAAGGCTTGCGACTTGTTGATCAACGCCCTTAAATGGATTCGTTAAACCCAACCCTAGTTTTTGAGTAAAACTAAGTTGTGCTTTTTCTGCTGCAATGATTTCCTCCATGTATTTATTCAATACAGGAATGATGTCATTAGCAATGCTCTTGGCAAGACCACCAAAAGATGTTTTAAGTCGATCTAAATTGTCATTGAATATCGCAGCTTGTTTGGCAGCTTGAGGTGTAATAACCCCACCTAGCTTTTCCAATTCGATACCCATGTCTTGGATGCCCTTGCGACCTCCATTTAAGAATGGGATTAGTTCTGCGCCAGACTTACCAAAGATAGATGTTGCAATGGCAACCTTACCAGCACCATCTTCATATTGCGTAAAAGCATCTGCAATGTCGTACAGTAATTGCTCTGTAGATTTTAGATTGCCAGCAGAATCTTTGACAGATACGCCAATGGTTTTGAATGATTCATTAGCAGACGCACTACCGGATGCAGCTTCAACAGCGGCTTTGCTGAGTTTGACTAATGAAGTATTAAGGCCATCAATATCTACGTTAGAGAATTTTGCAGCATAAGCTAATTTAGAAAGCGTATCAGCAGCGATGCCAACCTTTTCTGACATATCATCCATTCTATCCATTGCATCAATTGATGCCTTGATAAAACCGACAAACATATCAGCAGACAATACCGCGGCAATTCCCGCTGCAAGTGTCTGTGCGCCACCATACATCTTATCGAAAGTCTTTTGCGATGTAGCAGCAGCACGTTCCATCGCTACTCTGAACTGTGCCGTTTCCGCAGTAAGATTAACGACTAAATCTGCTAATGCCATTTATTTCTTCCTTACTATACGGTTGGCAAATTGCGCTCTTAAGACTTCAGATGCTTTGGGCTTTTCAGGTTCTTGCAATTTGAAATAGGCAATCCATTCGCTTAGTTCTGCGCTGTCCATTCTCCTTAGCATTTCCCCGACCGGAATGCCTAGCTTCAAAGCTAGATCAAAATAAAATACACGCTCCGGTCGGTTCTTTAGTTTTTTTTCAGGTCATCCAATTCTGATTCGGTAAGCCGATTCAATCTTTGGGCAACCTTAACGCAACGCTCTAATGCGGCAACAGACTTTTCACCGAGGGCGATTACATCATCCTCAGCAAATAGTCGATTACCTTTTTCATCTACAGCAGTTGCTACAACCAATCTTGCTCTTACGTTAATCAATGCACCATCTTTTGATTGCACCAGATGTTGTTCCCAAGCATCTCTTGCGTATCCTGTCATCGTGCTAATGATTACTTCACCTCCCCACTCTGGAACTTTGACAACCTCTTTTTTTAGATCGTCAGCCTTCAGAATGGCATCTCTATTTAATATCGCCATAAATTAAGTCTCAGTAATTGAACCAGTCACTTCCAAAGTTACGTTAGCTTCAACCACACCATCAACAGCACCAGACACAGAGAAGCCTGTAATGTATGCGCTGAATGACCAAGTAGTCGGCGATGTATCAGTAAAGATCAACTGAAACGGAGTAAGTGTGCGAGCAGCACGATTGGTACGCAGCAAGTCATGCTGAGTATCATCCGGCAGATAGTTAATTACAAAGCTGAGTTGGCCTTCATCTTGCAAGCCCATACGCTTTTCTTTTGCTGTAGACGATAGATCAGTTACGTCAATCACAGCAGCAGATCCACCCGGACCAGTGAAAGACTTCACTTCTTTGATGGTTGTATAAGTAATCGGCGATGCGCCAGTCCCGATTTTAAGCAAAGTGCCTTGTGCTTCAATTGCGTTCGTTGACATTTACTGCTCCTTTCTATTTGCGCCAGACATAATAATCCTGTGTAACTCTGTAGATTGTTACATCAGGCTCGAAAAAATCCTCGTCAGTTTGCAGTAGTCCCTTAAATGCTGCCGCTTCCATTGCTGTTCTAACGGATGCCGCCAATGTTCGCGCTGCGGAATAAGTCTCTGCATAACTATCAATTTGAAATCTTACTAAATCAATTGTTGCACCACCATTCAATGTGTTTTCAGGTGTGCTAGAAATCCTTGTGTATATGATTGAAGGATAAGAAGGATTTTCAGGCATGAGTAATGGATAGCATCTGTTAGATACCAATCCCTTCAATGCGTTAAAAATATCTTCTTCAATCATTTTCTGTTGTATTTTTTCTCAAGTTTTTTGATCGACTTGCCTAAATTGGTTTTAATAGAATTAACAACATCTACTCTTGTCGATTCAAATGCTGGTCTGATAAATGGTCTGGCTGGCATAAACTTAGTTCCAAATTCTATGAATCGCCAATAAAATGCCGCCCCATCTGTTTCATATCTTTGACCAACTCTATTTAGTTGTCTATTACGTCTAGTGTTTGCATATTTTCTTTTTTTGCCATTTCGCACACCAACAACATAAGTTGCTCTACCTACATCAGACTTGGACTTTGAAAAAGCAGCATATACGTTATCTCTTAATTTTCCGGTCTTTACAGGTGCTTTTGCAATGATTTCATTCTTCAAAATCTTTGATGACTTGGCAATAGCACCTCTTAATTCTTTTCGTTGTAATTCAAGCGGCAATTGCTTAAGAGCATTATCTAGTGCTTTCAAGCCATCCACTTTCATTCCAATCATTATTCAGGCCTCTTGACGGTAATCTGCAATCCCTCACGGCGTTTTAATTCCGCGATGTGCTGGATATCATACGCCACACCTTCATACAAAATACGAAATTTTTCGTTAATTCCTGCAAGCCAGCGAATAGTTATTCTCAAAGTTGCTTCTGGCAAAACTTGTCCAGCAGTTATTAATTCCCTACCTGACAATGGAATGACCTCTGCCCATACCTCTGCAAAATTAGAAAATGACACAACAATTTCCCCAAATGAATTTTGGGTTTCAGTTGGTTGCTGAATAGTAATTCTGCGGTCTAGGCTTCCGGCTTTCATGGCTATAGCCCGATGTTAATGCGATGCTGCGACAGTAGATGCATTGCGCCTAGAGGTATCTCGTTGACAATGTTGCCTACATTGATTGCCTCACGATTGGCATACAGATGCCCTATATTGAGCAGCATGGCTTGATTAATGCTCTTAGGTATAGGATTGGTGTTCGGGCTTACATTGTCCGTATAACCCGCATTAAACGTAACTGTGACCGCATTCGGTTGCTGCCTTGTATCAGGCCATTTCTCGTTATAGTTTAGATTGATGACCGATGGCTTAGTCACATTGTCTAAAGTATATTTTGTAGATGAGAAAGTTTGCGTTGCCCCATTGGTGTCAACATAGGAAATTGACGTAATAGAATTTACTTTTGAAATCTGTAAATTTATTTCTGCGTCAGGGAAACGATCTAGCGTCAATGTATAAGTCTGATTCGCTATTGCCAATCCAGTATATTTTTCAGCAGATTCCCTAGAGGCAGCAATCAATGCCGTTACTAATGTATCGTCTGGATGCGATGGCGGTGATCCGCTTGTATCCAGCTTTAGATGTAGTCGTGCTTGTGCCAATGTGATTGGCTCTGCGGCAACATTATTCGACGGGCTAAGACCTGACATGATTACCTCAATGGTTTCATAGCACTAACATAAACGTATATCGTCATTCCGCTTTGATGAATACTATCTATCAAGAATCTTTTTTTCAATTGTTTTTCCCACCAAGGAATCGGCATTTGGATGAGATGAGCATTCCTGCCATCTGCCAAAACTTTAGCCGCTGCTCCGGTATGTATTGTGAAAAATCCTTTATAGATAGTCAGTTCTTGCAGGTGATCTAATACGTTATCTAACAACGAAGGCTCAATATGTTCCAGTACATCAATGCAACAAACTAGATCCGCTTTTGTTGCCTCTCCATATTCAGGGAAAACAGGATCATACGGATAATAATTTTCTAATTTTCTGGTAAGGCATTTTTTTAATACTTGCTTTCCAGCACCGTAATCACACAAACTATCAATCTTATATTCATCAATTAGATCATCTATCAATGGCGCAACATACTTTGATGCCACTCCGTAATTCTGATTTTTATGCAGCAACTTTTGAAGCTCAAGATATTGACTTGTTATAAATTGCATTTTTGTACTCGCGCCACCAATGTTCTGATCCTCTACAAGTTCGATACGATTCAAACCAAGGAATGCCAGCAGTCCAATGCAACAACTTCGCTCCACCTACATCTTGATCTTCATCAATCAATACATTGTATGATTGATCAAGTTCTTCAATTTCTTCATCTTTGAGAAATTTTAATTGCAGCAAATCAATTACTTTTTCTTCTGCAATTCTTTCCATTGTCATTTGTCGCCATGATGGATGCTCACAGTTAATCATCATCATGCTTTTTGTACAGAGCGATATCACTTACCATCAACATATCGCTTCCATCCATAAAGATTGCTCTACCAGTAAAGTTCATTAAAGCTGGAATAGCAAATCTTGAAACTGTAAACTTATTTGAGCCACACTTAAAACTTAAATTGCTAATTGGAGTTAATGCTACAGGTACAGTTGATCTACGAATGACTGAACTTGTAAAAACATGAAATCCAATCTGCTCTCTCTCATCATATCCACAAAACAAATTTAGCATTGGTCTATAGACAATCTTTTAAAACAAGTTAAGGAAGTTTCTCTTGTTGCATTTATTACTTCAACTTGTTCAGCTTCTAAATCTTTTGCAAGCACTTTGAACTTTTCCACCCAATCTTTTAGCAAGTCTTTTGATGGTGTGCTTTTGTCACCATGATAAGGATGTTTGCCAAAGAAATGTGGTTGATCATTTGTTCTCTGCATATCAAAGCCAAGCAAAATTATCCTAGCTGCGCCAAACAAAAAAGCTAGATTGACTGCCTGATATCCTGAGTTCCCTCCAAAATGCAAAATCTTTTTTCCAAGACCGTATTCCCAAACGCCCATCATGCGATTTAACTTATATTTTCTTTCCGCATCTGCCGATTGAGTCCATAGTTCAGCATTAGTAGTTTCTTTAATTCGTGCCATATGATGATCCCACCAATGGTCATCACAAGCATATAGAACGTCAGCACTTGGTATATATCTCCATGTATCTTTTACAGCAATGACGCGCCAACCATCTGCTCGCTGTTTCTGCGCGACGATCTGCGCGTCCGCTTCGGTAAGGCTTGGTCCGCTGGCGAGGACTGCGACAGTTGCTCCACTCCATCGTGCAGCGGATCGGTCAATGGGTTCCTTTGAGCAACTGCCATCATGGGGTTTGCATGAGCAACCAATCCCATTGACATAAGATGCTCGGCGACATCCATCGGAATTTTTAATCTCTGCTTTCTAAACATTGCACCAATTCTAGTATCCTCGAAATGTGCAAGGCCTATGACCTCAATCATCTCCATTAGTATTCGCTCCACCTCAAGTTTGTAAGCCCAATGATTGATTGGTTGCCTACATTCGTTAGCCTAAAATAATAAGTGCCGGGAGGTAATCCAATCAATTCTGAATCACCAAAAATTGCACCACCTTTTGTTGCTGACAACTTGTGATAATCAATTATTGTACCGCCAGTAATTGTCCCCCCGCTATTCATTGTGGTTGTTGATGCAATGCCGGGAGTATTGCTCATAGTATTAGATTTAATTATTGGCAGAGCAGTTTCGAATGTGCCGCCTTCTGTGCCGCCAGAAATTATCTCTATCTTTAAAACAGAATCATCTAATTCAAAATCTAAGTAGCTAATGCAGATGTCTCTGGTTATAACTGTTTTAATTGTTATGCGTGCTGCACTTGCTAGAGTAAAGTCTGCATAAGTATGAAACGTATTGCCGCTATAAAAGGCTCTATCTTTTTCGGTCTTACATAACACCGTAGTCGAATGGGAATTGTCTCCCATACTTCTATGACGAATTAACGCTCCTTGTGGACCTTCCCACAAAATATCATTTGCGTCATTCATCTTTTGCCTCTTTCATTTCTTTAGGTTTGTTGCGCCATTGCGAATAACAAAAAGCAATGCGCTGTGATTCATCTGCAAATGTACGACGAGCCTCAGCATCGCCCATACAGCGGGAGATAAACTGAGGCTCTGTCTCGCCTGTATTAGGCGTAGGCATATTTAGAATGTGCCTTTGATGAACGATGCAGGACGATACACAGTCAGAGCAAGACGTTCTTCTGCAAGCAGAGTTGCCATGTTCTTCTTGAAGTTATCGCCATCTTCATAACTGATCTGCACAGCAGCATCCATACGATCCCAAACTTGTGCGCCCATTGTGAAAGCACCAGCGAGGAAAGTACCAGCAGCAATGCTGTTAGTTGCCACTACTCGGCGACCCCATACTCGTGGACCGAGCGAATCAACTGGACCCATATCACCGTGGAAGATGTACTCACCATAAGTGGACTTCAACAGTTCAATGGTTTCCCAATCAGCAGGGTTAATCACGAAAGCATCTACTGGATATTCAGCCAGAGCAGCTTGGGTAATTGCTTTACGCAGCGTATCTAGTTTAGTGTCACCAGTTGCGCCACGGTTATATGCCGTAAAGTTACCAGAGGCCAAGATACCTGCCATGTTGCCGCCTGTGCCTGAGCCGTTCAGAAGTTGATCTTCTTCTTCCAGTTTCAGGCCATAAGTCAAACGACCATTTACATAGCTTTGCAGTTGCGGAGCATCATCCAATACCTGACGCGATACAGGAATAAAATGCGCCAGAGTAACTACAGGCGAGTTTGCCAGCGTGAAGGTGATGCCAGACTCAGGCTTGGTTGTGTTCTCAACAACCAGCGGAGATGAGCCAGCACCCACAGGACCAGCATTGTCGGTAAAGACGTTTTCCTTAGTGAACTGGATTAGGTTAGAAGTCGTGCGACCAACAGGCATCAAATCACGAATGGTCAATACGCGCTGAGGATTGGCGATGATCCCCGGAACGCGCATATCAGGAACCAGAGGTTGGTTCTGACCAGTAGCGTTAATGATCGCGGCTTTCATTTCCATGCGAGCAAACTTGCTCTTGCCTTCAGCCATTGCTTTGAACGAATCCGATTTAACGAATTGCTCACCAATAGTCTCAGTACGATTAGTGCTTTCTTCATTGCCAGCCGACATCTTGCGCTCAAGTTCAATACACTTGTCGGTGAGTTCAGCGGCTTTAGCTGATAGCTTGTCAATCGCAGCTTTGGTTTCGCCTTCGATTGACTTGCTATTAGCGATTTCGCCATTGGCTTTTTCAACCCAAGATTTTAGTTCTTTGGTGGAGTCCAACAGCTTGGCTTGCGTTTCTGCAAGCGATTTGATTTCTGCAATTTGATCAGACATGATTTTTCCTTTAAAGAGTCCGAGCGTGATTCAAATTTTCAGCAATGAGTTGCTGAATATCCTTCGGCAAAATAATTTTCTCAGACTCACTCTGAGTAAAGATTCGCTTGGCTCGACTTGCCGTTGCCGTTGCCAACGATTTAGAGAACCCCGCTGCCTCTCGCAGAAAGTCCTCAAATTCTTTTATCGTATGAATACAGTCTAATGCTGACTTCACACTTGATAGATCTACTCGCGCCGCATCATCAGCAGGGAATGTAACGATAGATACTTCCACTAACTCAGATACATTCTTTATCACGCGAATAGTTGAATCTTCTTTGTTAATGAATTCAACATCATCACTACTTAACATATACCCAATGCTTAAACCATCAATGGTTTCATGTTGCATTGCCGCTTTGACGATTGCTGCATCAGGATTACCTGGAGTAAGTTCACCCTCAATCAGTAATCCTTTTTCATCTTCATACATCTTAGTCCACTTACCTACAGGTAGTTCCCAAGACTTATGATTGATAAACATCTTAGGCATCCTTGCTGCGCCATCGGATATTTTTTGAATCATCGACTTGTATGCTCCGGGCATAATGGTGTCGTTGTAACTATCAACACCACCAAAGACTGAAGCGTATCCACTAAAGGTTCCTGCGCCATCACTCGCAAATTTCAGCGAGACATTTTGCAGGTCAATTGTCTTGCGCTTAATTGCCATGATTGACCCTTTCGAATTCTGAATCTTGTTCCATTCTTTCTCTGCCCAACTCTTACCGGGATCGCCGCCCCATAATGCCCAAGCGATTCTTCCGGCACTTGGATATCCATCTTGATCTGGATAAAATCCTTCACCCTCTTTATCTACTTCGTGTCGAGCAAAATACGAAACCATGCGTCCTATGGTTTCATCGGACAAATCTTTTTTATTGATGATGTCTCGCGCTCTTGCGACCCCGACCTCTGTTCCACCACGGTTGTATTCTTCGCGCCATGCAAGACCTCGCTTCGCTTCTTCGACCATTCCGTTTGTTGGGATAGGCATTATTGTGCTACCGGAGGTTGTGTATTAACAGATCCACCAGTTGCGGATGCCCCTAGTAAAGCCAATGGCACTAAGTTAGATTGGGCGGTTAATTCATTTGCACTATCAATAGGTGGCAAGTTCTCTAGCTGTCGCCATTCATTGCGAGTCATCAATCCATTCTGTACTGCCTTCGCGCCATTCTCCAATCGTGCCGCCATGTTCGCTCTTAGAATCGCATCAATAGAAAACTCTACTGTGTACAATTCTTTTTGACCCGGAGTTAAGACACGACGATCAATTGCTTGCTCCAACAATTCAATCATCGGACGCAATCTAAATTTATAAAATCCTTCAATTATTTGCTCAATACCGCTGCCCCATGTTGTCGTGCTTGCGGTATCGTTAATCATTACAGAAGGAACGCCAAACCATCTTGCGATATCTTCCACCGCAAAACGACGAGTATCCAGCAGTTGCATATCTGCTGGAGTCATATTTAATGGTTGGAATTGTGCGCCAGCTTCTAGGACTAGCAGATCGTCATTGTTGCCTTCAACAAGACCACGATAATTTTCTCTGATCTTTTCGCGCTGTTCAGCAGTCAATAACTTGTCAAGCATAAACATTCCCGGACGTTTACCCGCTTTGCGGAATGTTTGCTGTGTGTGATTTTGTGCGTCAATAGCAACGCCGACAGATGACCGCATATAGTCAAGTCGGCTCATACCTACAATGCCATTACCTTTATCGCGCCAATGCAAGATGCTTTTCTCATCATATACAATCACCTTGCCTTCATATTGATATTTGTAAATGACCGCACGATCAGGCAACACCTCTACTTCAACTTGATCGGATGATAAAGGCCACATCTCAATGACTTCGCCAAGATCATTACGAACTAATCTAGCAAAGGCATTGCCTCGCATTAAAAAGTTTAGCGTAAAGAATTGCCAGAACTCCATAGGCGTATGTCGCCTATTTGGATTGTCATGTAACAAAAGCCAAAGATTGGTATCACGCGCTAACTCTTTGTGACCATCTTTATCAAGGGCTTTCTTATAAACAAAAAGCGGCAAAGAGGCGATGTTGTCGGTAAGCAGTTCAATTGCTGACCAAACTGCCGAGACTTGGAGTGCGCCATCAATGCCGTAATCTTTAGCAGAGTCATAAACTTTTGTGAATGGCTCTGTATATTGAATTCCATCCTGCTGGCCTGTAGACCCTACGTTGCCAAACCAGCGTCTAAGGGATTGGAAGAAAGTTGCCATTTAGCTTTTCCTATGCATAAGTCAATGACAATGGATTGTTAAGATAATCATCCAATCGACCTCCAGCAGGTTCCGGATTAAGACTGATTAAAGAGATTGCATTAAACAATGCCATCAGCGGATCAATCTTTGCAAACCCTGCCGCTTGTTTGGTAATTAAGATTGCATTACCTCGCGGCTCTACTCGCGCATTACCAACACACCATGCCATTAACGATTGTCCGCTGTGTATGATGTGACCTTCTGCTAATTTTCTCTCTGTGGTTTTTATTGCGCCTGTTAATTTCCAGCCTTGAGAAATACCGATAATCTTATCGTTCGGAATTCCCTTATCCATTAAGGCATCTAAAATCCCACCAAGTCCATGAGGATCAACGCCGATTTTATCTAATAGTCCGGATTCTGCCACTAAAGCACATAAAAAAGCTACTGCTTCAACATCTTGCCCTATGGCATCAACAATCGTTAAATCGCCATCAGCAGCAAAATCATGGAATCTTGATGCTTCGGATTTTCGTCTTTCAAGTACAGAGGGATGTGCCCACGCATGAGTCCATACCATCCACTCACCAGTTTGTTTCGTTCTGCCAACAACAGCGAATCCTAGCAAGTCATCAAGACCGCCACCGTCAATTCCAATATCAATGACCTCACATTCTTTGAGCAATGCTTCTAATTGAAACTTTTTCTCTGCCGCACATTGTTCCCAAAAGTCTGCTCCAGCCCATCGGTCAGACATAAGAGCCAAACCGATTTCTACATTCAAATGCTGTGAAGCCCATCGGCGTAATTCTTCTTCGCCAGCAGCTTCAGCTTGTTCGTAATCAGGAATCAATCGATCAACAGTAATTGACTTACCGTTATTCGGTGTAACTAATTGCCAATTCTTTTTATCTCGCCAATCCATCTTTGGTGGTAACTCATAAAGTATTGGCAAGATCGGTGCTTGCAATTCACCATCACGAACTTTTCTAGCTTTGAGAAGTTCTGCTTTGAATACACCAGCCGGAGGTCGTTCCGATTGTGTGGTGATATTGATAAGGAAGGCTTCAGGTTGTGATATCAATCCACCGCGCAACTGACCAATGATTCGATCAGCATTGTTCATTTGCCCGATTACATGAATCTCATCAATCAATACGCCAGCAGGTTTTGAACCTGTAACTACAGTTGGACTGAATGACTTGACCTTTAGAAATGCGCCTGTTGGTCTATAGACAATTTTCTTGATGTGACTTTGGATATGAAACTTAGCCGACAGCACCGGATCGATTTCAATCATGCCAGCCGCTTGCTTAAAAGCAAGATCAGCAATCTCTTGGGTAGGACCAATGAAGATGTATTCAGCGCGAGGCCGAGGCGAAACTAGAACAGCGGTGAGCAAGAATGCCGCAGCATATGTTGTCTTTGAATTCTTTTTGGGAACCATCAAAAACAGTTCCCGAATATGTCGCTCTTTTGTTTCTGGATCGTAACTACCAAACGCTGCTCGGACAATTTCAATAAACCAATCTCCAGCAGCTTCGCTCATTGATGGATTGCCAATAACATCTGGCAACTTCAATTTCTTAAATACTCTTTCTGCTCTATCTGCTAATTCTTTATTCAGCGGTAATTGGGGACACAGCGACTTGCCGCTGCGGATACGGTCTTGCCAATCTCTGCACGATGTATCCCATTGGCTCACTCTAGCAATCCCTCCCATGAGGTTCCAACCTCCGCTGCTTTCGCCAATGCTGCTGCAACTTCTTTCTTGCCCATCTCATCTTGTTGCTCTGACCATCCGGCGCGACACTTCATCCAGAAGATTGCTGCTGCGACACTTGGCTTATTTGCATCTGTCGCTTGACGAAACAATGATTGTGCGACTTGTGCATTCGCTTCAATGTGGCCGACCTCAAGTTCCGCTGTGTAGTATTTCCGCATCGTCGGCGCGGACAGTCCCACAACTTTGCAAATATCAAAATCTGGAACGCCCATCGCAGAAAGC